AATTACAAATCCTATTCGAGTAAAAAATGCAGTAGAAGCTTTAAAATCAAAAGGAGTGAAAGGTAAAGATATTCTTAATGCTCTTCTTGAAGACAAAGAGCTCGTTAAGCATTTTACTGGTTCGCCTAAATATTGGATTAAAAAGTATTATGAGAAATTAAAGTAATCTGAGATAAAATAGTTGTTGTTAGCTTATGTTTTCTCATTTACATGTTCATAGTGAATATAGTGTTTTAGATGGCTTAGGCAAACCAGAACAGTGGATAACAAAAGCAAAAGAATTAGGATATGAGTATCTTGGAATTACAGATCATGCTTCTATAGATGGACTTCTTCGTTTTCGAAATGCTTCTAAAAAGTTGAACGGGCCTAAAATTATTTGTGGGTGTGAGTTGTATATAGTTCCTAATTTGTATAAAAAAGAGAAGGGAGAAAAACGGGGACATGTAACTGTTTTTATTAAAAATAATGAAGGATTGAAAAATATAAATAAGATGTTAACAATAGCTAATCTTGAAGGTTATTATAATCGACCAAGAATCGATTACGAGAATTTTTTAAAAAATTGTGGAGGATTGTGTGTTCTTACTGGGTGTTCTTCATCTTTTCTTCTTTATGATACAGATTATTATTTTTTTAAAGAGTTATATCAAAGACTGAAAGATGATTTATACATGGAAATCATGCCCTTCGATATTCAATATCAACGAACAGTCAATGAAATAGCTATTGAATTGAGTAAGAAGTTTAATCTTAAAACAGTAGCAACGAATGATTGTCATTATCCGTTAAAAGGATATAATGTTGCTCAAGAAGTACTTCTTGCTATTCAAAGTAAAAAGAAGTGGAATGACAAAACGAGATGGAAGTTTGATTTGACTGATTTATATTTAAAGACAACAGAAGAGATGTTTCAGTCGTTTCATAAACTTCAATATATTGACAAGCAAATTATCTTTGATTCGATTCGTAACACTCAAGATGTAGTTAATAAGTGTAAAGATTTTGAGATAGAGAATTATAAAGTTGATTTACCTTCGCCAATTCATAATGAAAATGATCTTTCTTTTTTGATTAAGCTTTGTAAAGAAGGTTTTGAAAAGAAAATAAGAGGTAAAGTAGATGGAAGAGAGGATGAGTATTATGCTAGATACTTGAAGGAACTTCGTCAAATTAACAAATTAAAATTTACTAGATATTTTCTTATTATATGGGACTTAATAAACTGGTGTAAAAATCATGATATATTAACTGGTCCAGGAAGAGGATCATCATCAGGTTCACTTATATCGTATCTTCTTGGAATTACAGGAATTGATCCAATAAAGTATGGGCTTATTTTTGAAAGATTTATATCTGAAGACCGAGTAAAGCTTCCTGATATTGATATCGATTTTGAAGATAGAAAAAGAAAAGAAGTAAGGAAATATTTAGAAGATAAATATGGACAGTTTCATGTTGCTGGAATTACTACGTTTTTAAGAATGAAAGCTAAAATGGTAATACGAGATGTGTCTAGAGTTTTTGATGTTCCAATTCATGAAGTAAATGAAATTTCTGAATTAGTAGAATCAAAAGCTGAAAAGAGAGGTGTTTTTGAGTACGAAGAAAAAGCTTCAGGAGTTTTAAAAGATTATTTTGAAACTGATGAGAAGTGTATCAAATTTAAAAATAAATATCCAGAAGTAGCAAAGTATGCATGTATTTTAGAAAATCAAATTAGAGGTTACGGACAGCATGCAGCTGGTGTTGTTATTTCTAATTCTAGCTTAAAAGATAACGAAAGATGTAATTTGGTAAAACGAAATGGAACTATTACAGTTAATTGGGAAAAAGATGATGCTGAATCAATGGGTCTGATAAAAATAGACATTCTTGGTTTATCAAATCTTAGTATTATGTCAGAAACTATGAAGATGATTAAAGAGAATTATAATAAAGAAGTAAAATTAGAAGAAATACGTTTTGATGATGAAAATATTCAAGCAGAATATGAGAAAGGGAATTTTGTTGGAATATTTCAATTCAATGGATATGGATTTACAAATTTGATAAGAGGGAAATATGGAACAGGTTTTTCTATGAAAAATTTTGAAGACTCTTGTATGGCAGTAGCTTTAGTCAGACCAGCGACTATTTATAATGGGATGCTTCAGAAATTTGTTGATAGAAGAGCAGGTAGAGATATTTGGGATACGAAATATGAAATATTAAAAAAAATATTAGGGAATTCTCATGGGATTATTATTTATCAAGAGCAATTAATGAAGATAGTAAATGAAGTAGCTGGAATGAGCTATACAGATGCTGATAAAATTAGAAAATTTTTAGAGTGGAATGATTATACTCATCCTCTTGATCCTTATAAAGAGAAGTTTATAGAAGGTTGTATAAAAACAAGTGGATTTACAAAGAGTGATGCTGAACAATTGTGGAATGACTTAGTTAGTTATGGTGGTTATTCATTTAACTTATCACATAGTACAGCTTATGCTACAATAGCATGGTATAACATGTGGTTTAAAGTATATTATCCTGCTGAATTTTTAGCAGCAACGTTATCATTTTCACTTAATGATAAAAAGTTAGAACTATTAAAAGAATGTTTTAGGCTTGGGCTTATTGTAATGAGTCCTAAGGAAAAATTGTCAAGATCTAAGACTTGGTATGCTGATAAGAATAAAATTATTTATATGCCTTTAATTGAGTTAAAGGGAATTGGGGAAGTATTTTCTCAAGTTATTGAAGAACAGCAAAAAATGGAAGAAGGGTTTTTTAAATCTGATAAACGAAATCGAACTAAGATAATGAAAATCTTACATGAAATTAAGTTTGATGATTTATCTACTGCTGTATTTTATGACAATTATTATAGTTTTAATTTATCGGAAATTTTTAGAAGAGAATATAGACAACTTTATAGAGAAAAGGGTTTTAATGTTCTTTTAGATAAAGAGACATAAAAATATTAAACAAAAGAAAGGAGGAGATACTTTGACTCAATTTAAAGATGATTTAATTATAGACAAATATGATTTGGATGGAGAATGGTTAAAACAACCAATTATTTTTAGTAAATGGAGTATGGAATATTCACAAGCTATTTTAGAGAGGGACAGGGCTAAACAAAAAGTAGAATTAGTAAGAGCTCAATTAGATTTAAAGATACGTTCTAATCCAAAAGACTATGGATTAGAAAAAGTAACAGAGTCTTCAGTGAATAGTATAATTTCTTTAGAAAAAGAATATAAAGATGCTCTTGAAGAGCTGAATCAAGCTGTTTATAATTTAAGTGTTATGTCAGCTGCTAAAGAAGCGATAGATCAGAAAAGAGCAGCTTTAGAAAACTTGACTAAGTTATTTTTAGCAGGTTACTGGGCAGAAGGTAAATCAGTAGAAAAAGAACGTGAAAAAATGAGTGAGCAAACAGCTCATTCTCAATTACATTCAAAATTAAATTTGAAATTACGAAGATCTTGATAAGTATTTTAAATGTTGTATAATAAAAAAAATATTAAAGGAGGTAAATAATATGGATCAACAAAGACGATTAAGAAATCGAGAAAGAGAAGAAGAATTAAACTTAGTAAAGAAAGAACTAGCTAACAAAGATGAGGAGTTAAATTTATCAAAGATGGAAGAAGATTTAATTAAGAGAACTCAAGAATCTTATGAGAAAAAAGATTATACTGGAAGATTTACTTCTTATATTAAAGAAGAATACCAGAGTAATTTTTGGAAATGTCAAGAAGGTGATCATCTTATTGATATAATCCCATTTAGAGCTGGTTCACTTTTTCCTACAGTTCCTCAGCCTAATGTTAGGCCTGGAGATTGGACTTATTATTTTGAGGTCTGGGATCATACTAATATAGGACAAAATGAAGCTTCATTTGTTTGTCTTAATAGGATGTTTAATAAACCGTGTCCTATTTGTGAAGATCTTAAAGAAAAGAGAAAGACAGGAGAATATGAAGATGAAGAATTAAAACTATTAAATCCAAAGCGTAAAGTCATGTATAATATTATTGTATATGATACAGAAAAAGAAGAGAAAAAAGGTGTTCAGCAGTGGATTGTCGCTCATTGGTTTATGGAAAAGCATTTAGTTGTTTTAGCTAAATCACCAAGAAAAGGAGGTATAATTCCATTTCCTTCTATCACACAAGGTAAGTCAATAGCTTTTACAAGAAGAGGGTCAGGAGCTTCAAATACTGAGTTTTTAGGTCATAAATTTGAGGATAGGGACTATAAACTTGATCCTAAAGTACTAGAGATGGCTAAACCGCTAGATGAACTTATTATTGTTCATTCTTATGATGAAATAGCAGCTGCTCATTTTGGAACAACTAGAAGCAAAATTCAAGTTGAAACTGAAGAAGACATTGGAATTGAAAATGATATAAAAGAGCAGACTGAAACTTCTATTCGAAAATTACAGCGTCAAGTAAAAGAAGTAAAAGAAAAGGTAAGTGAAGTTAAAAATAGATGTCCTGGAGGAGGGGTATTTGGAGTTGATATTGAAAAGTTACCACATTGTTCAGAATGCAAAATATGGGATGATTGTGTTATAGAAGAAGAACGCCTTGAAAGAGAAAAAGAGAAAA